AAAACACCTTTGAAATCAAAGAAGATGGATTAATTGGTGCAGCAACTATCTCTGCGTGTAAACGATTAGAGCCAGATAGATTTGTTTCTTATAGAATTTTATTCTATTCTTTGTTAATTTCTGAGAACCCTACGCAAGAAAAATTTTGGTATGGGTGGTATAAAAGAGCCAAAGGAGAGTAAATGCCTACATATATAACATCACGAGATTTAAAAGATACCTTTCCAAATTTAGATGAATTTGATACAAAGAAACCAGTGTATGGTTGGGTAGTAGATTCAGTCAGTAGATATGTTTCTCACGACTCTGGATTAGTTACACAACTCTTTGTAGATGGACAAGATTTAGGTGCAGCAGAAGCATCAAAGACTGATGTAAACTCTAATGGTAAATGGTATTATGAAGAGTCAGAGGACGCAGTATATTATTACAATGATGCAAGTAGTCCTGATGATTTATTGATGGAAGCAGGAGAAGATTTTGCAACTCTTAAAACAAGAGTAATGAAAGACGCAAGTGATTATGTAGATTCTAAATTAGATGCTACGCTTCCAAGAGAACAATTCTTATTAAAAGATGGTACATACGATTACCTTATTAGACGACTAACTTCTTTAATTGCTGCGTTCTTTCTTGTCAAAGGGAAAGATCCAACAAGCGAAATAGCAGATGCGTTGTTTGAAGAAGCAACAATGCACATTGAAGATTTAAATGCAGGTAGAGCAAAGCTATCATTTCAGAATACTGGAGATGCTTCTAAAGGGATTGTAAGAAAAATATCCGTGTCTGGAAGTCTTAATATTGTTGACACAAGAGGAAATTACTATGGTAGTTACGATAGATTAAAAGTGATTGTAACTACTGCTGGTGCGATTGGTACTGCTACATATACTGTTTATGCAAAAGATGAAGATGGCTTAAAAAACAATATTGTTCTACAAGATGAAATTATTAATGGAGATTATCAAGAATTAGCAGGTGGTTTACAAGTAAGATTTCAGGGTTCATCAGACGCATCTACTGCAACTTTAAATGATGAGTGGGAAGTAGAAGTATCTGGAATCTATGAAGAAGTAGATAATCCTTCTATGCGTTCTGTTAAAATGACTCGTAAAGATTTCAAACAATTCTATCGAGGTAAGAATGGCAGTCGCATCTACTAATGCTTGGAAAGTTAATGTAGAAGAAACAATCCAGCAGGGAATAAAGAATGAGTTCTTTACTTCCCTACCTATTTTTCGTTCAAGAAGTTTTCAACATAGAGGTAATCAATTCTGTATTATTAAGGGTATTGACTCTGATGCACAGAATACAATGTTTCAAGTATTGCCAAACAATTATAATCTAACCTTAGAGTTTTTTATGTTAGACCATAAACGAAATGATGTTACAATTAAAAAGTTTTTTAGCACTGTTTCAAGAATAGAAGAATTATTTTATACACTGGTGGATTTAGATCCATTGTTCAGTTGCACTATTAATGGAATAGATTATGCAGATGATATAGAGTTTAATGGATACAGAAAAGCAACCTTTGATATAACCGTAGGAAATACAAGATAATGGCTTTGACATACGAAAATATTACTTATGAAAAGATTATGATTCCGTTGCGTGATAAGTTACGCACAGAGTTTAAAGGTGGATTGCCAATATACTTCGATAATCAACATCAAGATATTGGTACAAAATCATTACGCATTTATCCTACCTCACAAGAATTAGTAGAAAAAAGAAGAAAGTCTTATCTGAATGTATATAATATTGAAATGGATTATGTACTAAAAACATACAGAGATGATGAGAAAGCATTAGATCAGATGTACAAAGATATTACCAGAATAGAAACCATATTGTTTAACAACTCTAATGGTGGAGATATTCCTTATTTCTATGCAGGTATGCCTGAAGTAGAGCATAATGTAGACGCAGGAATAGATAATGTCTATGTGTCACGCATTACTGTTCCAGTGCTGTACGAAGAGTCACACGAACAGTTTGTAAGATTTATTACCTCTAATGATAAATTCTTTGTAACTTCAGATGGACTTTTTTATATTGTAAGGAGTTAATTATGGCAAAAAAATATAAACTAAAAGATGGCTTGATGCCGAGAAAACCAAGTTTTCTAAAATTAGATTATGCAGATTGGGCTTTACTTAATAGTGGTAAATCTGTAGAATTGAATAAAGTGCCAACATTAGCAAAAGATTATTTAGAAGAAGTAAAGCAAAAAATTAAAAAAGAGGTAAAGTAAAATGGCAAATCTTAGTACATCATATTCACCAAAAGAATTTCAGTTAGCTATTGCTCACGAAGGAACTGTTGGAACTGCGAGTTCTACAGACGCAGAATATATTTTAATTAACATTGATTCAATCGAAATGCCTTCATTGAATCCACAACAAGTGTTAGATGTTAGACACGGAGCAGGAAGAACATTAAAAGAAGTTGATGTATTCCTATCAAACAAACTAACCGTAAAAGAAATTAGTTTTTCTGGAATAGCAGATGCTACTGTTTTACCTAAATTAGTCAAGAATATTACTCAAGATGCTTCTACTTTTGCTATTGAAGCAGCGTATGATCCAACAGATATTAAAGTTGGAGATACCACATCTAATGCAGATACTGGAACTTTTAGTGTATTAGTACAATCACCAGAAGCAAATAACTCAATGTTGTTCACTGGTTGTGTTTTAACTTCTTTAACTTTAAATGGTGATATTGCTGAAGAATCAGGAAGAATTAAAATGTCTGGTACTTTCAAAACAGGAATGATTCCAAGTTTTACAAGCAATTTAGCACCTACATCTACTGCTCACTTTAACACAAATTATTTTACAACAGATTATGCAGATGATGCTGTTACTACCGATGCTGATATTGTTATTGCAGGTGTAACAAGTCCAATTTTAAAATCATTTAGTTGTGTAATTGAAAATGATGCACAATTTATGGGATTTGACCAAAACGGTAATTATCAGGTTATTGCAAGAGCATTACCAGAAGTTGCTGTTACCTTTGACGCTGTTGTGAAATATGATGCTGACACAGATGGATTAGTTGCTTCTTTTGAATCACAAGATGGTTCATCTACAGTAGTTAATACATTAACTGCAAAAACAGATGTTAGTGGTGATGTTCCAAGAAATATAGATTTATCAATACCAAAAGCAATTATTACAGATGTATCTTTTTCTGAAGAAGAAGCAATGTTTTTGTCAGTAAGTACAAAAGCAGTTGCAGGTACATCAGGTAATTTGATTGGTATTACAATCGAATAAAACAAATAAAGGATAATCAATGTCTAAAAAAATAACGCTTAAGAGTGGCAAGAAAGCTACCCTTATAGAAATGTCTGTAGATGATTTTGATAAATGTATGGACTCTATCCAAGTTGAAGAACGAGATGGTAATATGATGATTAAAAATCAATTTCGTGTTAGCACACTATGGATTAGATCTGGAGTACAAAACGCAGATGATAAATTTATCAAATCACTATCTATTGAAGATAGAGCAGAACTTCAAGTAGCTATTCAGGACTATAATAGCTTGGGGGAATAGAAACCCTCTCACTGGAATTAAATATATTGATAGATGATTGGTGTGAGGGTTGTAGATATTCTACCTTTCCATATAAAGCTAAGTTACCTCTAAAAAAGAATAACAGCGTTCACACCTTTACATCTATGGACGATATATGGTATGTTATTAATCTCCTAAAAGAAGAATTAGAAGAACACAACAAAACATCTAATAGGAAGTTTGAACTACATCAAACTATTAAATCTCATATCCCTTTTTTTACTTGCCAAAATCATTTTTTAGATAGACAATATCAAAGAGATATACAACGATATATTTATTGTACAAAAATGAAAGTATCCCCTTTTACAGGTTCTTATGGAAATCACCCAAAAAAGTGGATTGATAAGTGCAATGTTATAGAAAAAATGTTAAATTATATTCAATCAAAACAACTAAAAGTGAAAGAAAATGGCTGAAACAGATTTAAAAGTACAGATTCGGTTTGAAGCAACTGGAGATAAAGAATTAGCAAAAGCATTTACATCTGCTGCAAATGCACAAAAAAAGTTAGAAGAAGTAACAAAGAAATACGAAGCTGCACAAAGAAAAAGTAATCGTGCTACAAAAACAGGATTTACCAACTTTACCAGACTTACTGGAAGTATGGGCAAGTTCAGACTTTCCCTGGCTACATTGCGTAGTAATTTATTGGTATTCACTTTTGGTTTTAATGTGTTAAATAGAACTTTAGGTACAGCTGTTAGAGCTTTTTCTGAACAGCAAGTAGCAGTTGCAAAATTAAATCAAACTTTGCGTTCAACAAGTTTTGCTGCAAGATTAAGTTCAAGAGAATTACAAGGACTTGCTGCCAATTTACAAAAATTGACTGGTATTGGAGATGAAACGATTATCTCTATGCAAGGCATTCTATTAACTTTCACCAAAATTAAAGGACAAATATTTAAAGACGCTACGGAAGCGATTATTGATGTTTCTGTGGCAATGGGACAAGATTTACAACAATCTGCTATTCAGGTAGGTAAAGCACTTAACGATCCTATTATTGGTGTATCAGCATTATCAAGAGTAGGTATTCAATTTACAGATACACAAAAACAATTAATTAAACAGTTCGTTAGAACAAATCAAATAGCAAAAGCTCAACGAGTTATTTTAGATGAATTAAATGTACAATTTGGTGGAACTGCTGCTAATCTTGATAGCACAAGTTTTGCTATGAAAAGAGTTCAAGCTGCTTTCGGAGATTTCTTAGAAACTGGTGGTGGAAAACTTGCTCCACAAATAGAAAGAGTTGCAAATGTGTTAGCTGACTTTTTAGAAATGCTGAACAATACAGAAGAATCACGAGCAGCAAGAGCATTTTCAGAGCTTTCTGAAGAAAATAAAACTTTAGCAATTAGAACCAGAATTACACAAAAAGAATTAAATAGAATTGGACAACAATTCGATATGATAGCTGTAGATGCTCAAAGCAAAAAGGGATTTAAAAATACTATAGCACAAATAGATGAAAACATTAGAAATCTAAATAAGCAAGAAAAACCATTAAGTAGATTTTTAAATCAAATTATGTCTCATAACAAAAATGCTGGTGTTACTTTTGAAAGTTTATTTGTAGATATAGATACATTTAATAAAGCAATAACGGAAACCTTTGGTCAAAAAAGATTATTGCGTCCAGCAAAGACTGTAGGTTTTACTGCAAGTATACAAGAATATGCTAATACGATATTAGATTTGCAAGGAGCTATAAGAGGTGAAGGAATGGGCAAACAAAATCTATTAGCTGATGATATAGCTTTGATTGGAACATTAGCTAAAGATGGTATTGATTCAGGTGAATTTGATGACTTTGTAAGTGCTTTTGATTTATTAGGTTCTACTATACAAACCAATGCTGGAGAATTTAATGTATTTGCTCCGATATTAAGTAGCATTATGGACGGAACAATTCAATTTAATGATTTAACAGCACAGCAAATTGAAAAACTTAGAATGCTAAAAGAAATGGTTATAGAATTAGGTTCTGCTTATGGGAATTTTGAGGATCAGTTTAAACCATTTTCGCAACGAATAGAAAACTTTAACAAAGCAATAAGTCCATATTTACAAGCATTCGACCAGATGGCTGCTGCAGGAATGCTATTTACAAAGAACAATAAAGAAGTAACCATACAACTTTTAAAATTAAGAAGAGCCTTAGCAATAGGTAATGTTATACTTGGATTTACAGAATTTTTATCAAAAGGAATGTATGCAAAAGCATTCTCGACCTTAGCTACTGGTATGACACAAGTTGCACAAATAAAAGCACAATTAGATGCTGCGAGAGAAGCTGCTATTGGTGCAGATTTTGTAACAAATGGTAGACAATTACTAATGGTTGGTGATAATGCTACTGGAAGAGAAAGAGTTCAAGTAACACCTCTTGGTAGTTCTGGTGGTGGAGGTGGTGGAGATAGTTCTGTTACTATCAATTTAAATGGTAATATTTTAGGTACTGATGAATTTGTAAGAGATACACTAATTCCTCAAATAGAAAATGCTGTTGGGAGAAATCTTGCATAATGGCATTAACACTTGAACAAGCGTACAAAGATGCTTTAGGGCAAGGTTTTGCAGAATCTTGGCTGGTAGAAATATCTAATACTGGTGGATCAGGTGATACTGCTTATATTAGAATAGGAACAGAAGAAGTTGGCTCTGGTTCTTCTATCTATCACCCATTTATACAAAATAATATGTCTATTCGTGAGTCTATTGATTTGGAGAAAGGTACTGCAAAAACTGGTAATATATCAATCACTTGTCACGATGGAACACTTGCTAATCATAGTCAAAAGCTATCCAAAGAAATTTTAAATCAAGGAACACGATATTATCTAAATCATACTGTTACCGTAAAATCTAAAGTAGGAAGTATTGGTAGCAGTGATTATTTAACTATTTTTACTGGTAGACTTAAAGATGTTAAGTTGAATAACAATCATCAAGTTATATTAACTATTGCAAGTGCTACCCCTATTGACTTTATTAAGATACCTCAATATCAATCTGGATCTGGTAATTATTTTCCAGTTTTTTATGGAGAAGGAACACCAATAGATTCTAAAGTTGGTACTCCAGGAACTGGAAGTAGCAATACTCAATTTATTCAGTATAATCCTGCTAAAGTTTTTCCAGTTGAAGTTGATAGTTTAAATAATGGGAGATATAATTGCTTGGCACACAAAGAAGTAACTGATGGTAAATTACATTACCCTTTAAAAGATTCTTTTAGCTCTACTGGATTTCCATTGTTTGTGCCATTAGATGATGTGCAAGATTCTTCAACAAATGATTATGAAGGCACAGTGGATTCTAATAAAAATATATTGTTTACAGCATTAGATTTACATAGAGCATATCTTCTTCGTCCAATACAAGATATAAGTGCAACAGCTACCAAAACAATAGAAATACCCCCAAGTCCTGCAAATACTGGGAATTTTTACGATAACGATGATTCTACATTTGGAACTTGGAAAGTTACTATGGATACAATTTTTGCTCCTCCAAGTGAAGCTGGTACAGATACTGAAACTTTAACATACAGCATTAATGATATAGAAAAAGAAGAACACGAAATTCAAGAATGTAAATTATATATTAAATGGGGAGTTTCAGATTATAGCGAAACTCCAGGTACGACACTAAATGCAAATTTAAAAGTTAGTCCTACTTACGGAGGTTTAAGTAATACGGTTGTAATTAATACAGAATCAAGCAACAGAACTCCTGCTTATGAATCTGCAATAGACTTATTAAGCACTGGAACTTTCAGTAATGCCAATGGACAAATTCCAGATACTCTTGATATTATTTTTGAAGCATTTGGTTCTGTACCAGCAGACGATACTGCTTCTCCTGGAACTTTACAATTTAATGTATATGACTTTTATTTAGAGATTACTACTAAAATAGTAGATGATGAGGGTTTAGCAACTTCAAATGCAGTAACCTCTATTAAAAAATTATATACTGGTGCAGATGGATTAACAAAATCATTTGATTCTGGAACTGTAACCAATATTGTTGATATGCACAGAGATTTATTATCACGATTTACTGGAAGAGGTGGTAGTGGAGAAACACCAGATGTAAATACTTCTAATTATTCTGCATTGTCAACAGCTCGTAATAGCTGGACAGTACAATACTGGACAAGTAAAGAAGAAGAAGTAATGAAACTTTTAGATAAAGCACAATTTGAAGGTGGCTTTGTATTTCGTTTTAGAACATCAAATGAAAAACCTCAATATATTTATATACCAAATGGAACACCAACAGCAGATCATACAATCGGATTAGAAGATATTAGAATTTACGATTTGTCTATGACGCCTATTGATAAACTGATTACAAAAAGAGTTATTAAATATCAACGCAGTCCAATTAACGATAAACATTTATTTGAACAAACATCAGAAGATACAACTAATTCTATTAGAACAAATTATAATATACAAACTAATGAAAATATCGAAACAAATACTTTGGATATGTTAGTTGGTGGTATTGGTGCTACTGATACTGGAACTGGAAATAGAAACGATGGATTTGCTAATTATTATAGAGAAATCAATGGTGTGCCGAAATTAATAACCAACATTGAAATCATAAACTCTGAAACATCAAATGCAGGTAATTATTTTTATGGTATGGAAGTTGGTGACTTTTGCACTTTTGAATCATCAGTAATTAATAACTTGCCAGTATTTAGTGGACTATCTATCAGCACCGTATTTATAGTTACTGGAATAACAAGAAGTCCAGGAAGTTTAAAAGTAACTTTGAGAGAAATATAAAAAGAGGTAAATTTAATTATGGCTATACAATCTGCAAAATTCGATATTCAAACCAGTGGTGCTACAAGTAGCACTTATTCGCCTGATCGCAATCCTAATCTTGCATCAGAACAACCTTTGGAGTATGATGGAATTGTTGCAAGAAAATCATTAAGTGGTAAAACATACGCAGTTGCAAATCATAGCAATTCCAGATTATCAAGAAAGCTATCTTATTCCAATTTAAATGCAACCGAAAAAAGCAGGTTGGAAACATTGTTTAATCAAGTCAAAGGACAGCTTAATTCTTTTTATTATAGCGAAGATAATTTTTCTACTTATACCGAAGTTCGCTTTGTAAATAACAAATTAACCATATCAGAAGTGGCTTATAATGCTTTCAATGTTGATATTGAAATTGAAGAGCAATTATAAGAAATTTTTCTTCTTAAAATGCCCCTACAAAGCCATAAAAACACTCTTGATAGCATATCATAAGCGAGATAGAACAAAGTGGTATGAACACCGTAAATAATGCGTTATTTTGAATCTTTGGTATTTTCTTCCACAAATAGCTGTAATAAAGCATTTAATTGTGCATTTCCCATTTGTTGAAACAATTCTTCAAATAAATCTGGTGGAATTTGGCTTCTTTCGTATGATCTTTTTAATCCTTGCGTACCAGTACTACTACCTCTTGGTGCTGGTTGATGATGACATTCCCTATTTCCATTTTTACACATAGGTTTTGGCTTCCATTTTAAATTAGTCCAGATGTCTGTTGGCTTCATTCTCATATCTCCGTAAGAACAATAAGTAATTGTATGTCTTGGAAATTGATTCATCATTTCTTGCTTTCTTAATAACCCTCTTGGATTTTCAATAAAATAAAACATTGGTTTTACTTCTTTTATAATTTCAATGGTTTTTTCTATAATTCTAATACCTTCTTTACATTTTTCTGTTTTAGGCGTTTTATCTTTATTCCAATGATAATAACAACTCGCTATTGAAAATGTAGTGCAGGGTGGACTTGCCCATATTACATTAGGTTTACCACCAAGTTCATCAATGGCTTTTTGCATATCAAAATCAAATATATCACATACCTGATTAATCTCATCAAAATCTTGATTGTCTGTTGTATATGTTCTAAATCCGTGCTTTTGTGCTACTTTTGTAAAACTTCTACTTCCTGCAAATAATTCCAATGTTTTCATTTATCTTCTTTATCCTCTCTATCTTCCAAGCTACGCAAAATGGTATTTTCACGAATTTTGTTAGTTTGTTTTACTCGTTCTTTGATATTATTATCCTCTTCTTTGAGCATTTTTAATAAATCTTTGTATCGTTCTGCTGTTTTTTTATCTATCATAATATTTTATAGGGCAACCAGTAGCCAACCGTATTTGAAAAACAATAATCTCAATTAAACCATTAACAAAAATGTGAACAGGATTGATTACCTGCGACACTCCTTAAAATGCCATAATTGTTATTGTTATTTTAAAATGTTGCCCTAATCTGTTAAAATGGTAAGTCGTCCTCACTTATTCGTTTATTATCCTCTTTTGTTTTAGGAATAGATACAGATAGTCCAAAGTATCTCTTTCCACCCTTACTTTGATTAATCCAAGCAGATATATTATACAATGTTCCTGCTACATTGATTTGTCCAGTATAATCAGGGTGTGTATCTTTTTCCTTTTTTTCGTTCTTAAAAATAGAACCTTTGTTTTCTTTGTGTTCGTACGCCATTATTTTAATCTCCAAGTGTATGTTCTTCTTCCAGCATTCCCTAATACTCTTTTATCTGTTTTTACAATTCTGTTACGATTTGTTAAATCAGTAATTGATCTACGAATAGATGTTAATGGTGTTTGTTCATTGATTGATTCATTGTCAATTAAAAACTGCCATACATCATAAGCAGATAGATTATCATTAGGATAAGTTTGAAATACTGCTAATGTTAATTGTTCTTGATTGTTTGCTTGTTTCATATTTGTTTGTAGCAAACTTCCTTTTTCATTTGTTGTATTGTAATACATTTTACCTTCCTTGTTTTTGCATTTAAGACAAAGCGATACTATTGCGTTATAAACGCATTGATGTAATTTTGTGATAATCATACTAATTAATCGTCACAACTTTCGCATTGTTTCCAAGTTGGATTCAGTGTTTTATATTCTTGTTCAGTCACTCTTGTAGGATTAGTAATTGCTCTATTAATCTCCAATGCAACATCTTTGATTTCAGGTGGCAATTTTCTAACATAGTGGCTTTCAAAAATATATTTTAGCACTTCTGTTTCCTTTGGATTTAACTTTAACATCATATCGTTACCTCAAATATGGTTTTCTTTGGATTTAGTTTTGTAGATGATTTTGCATTATAGCTTTCAAGTTCACTATCAATATCATAACACTGCTCACCTACATTTTGTAAATCTATTTTCATAGCGTCTATATTTTTATCTTCGTGGAAAATATAAATATTCTGACTTGCTCGTCCTGATAGATTTAATCCTTTTTCACTGTACTCGTTGGCTCCAACCAATGAACTACTTCTACTTGCTATATCCCCTACCCTTGCAGAGTGAATATGCCCAGAGATAATATAATCAATTTGCACACCTCTACCTGCATACCTCCCTTTTATTTGGTTTACGCTTTTTTCGTATTGTGTTGAAAAACTTCCGTTTCCGTGTAATAATAATAGATTTTGCCCTGCGACATTGACTACAACTTCTGCTGGATCATCAACTACAAACTGCACATCAGTTGTTTTGAAGTAGTGTCTTAGTATCTCAAAGATAACAAAGTCGTAATTGTCTGACGCCATAAAGTCTGACCAACCCCAATCTTGTTTCAATCTACTTTCGTTACCAGTTACACAAGCAACTGAAACGGAATAATCTTGTCCAATGTCAAATATAATTTGTTGTAATAAATCCACTGCAAGAAATACTGCTTTACTTCTATTGGTAGACATATTCAACATTTCATCTAATCGTCTATCAGAGTTGATTAAATCCCCAGTAATAGCGATTAAGACATTATCTATATCATAAACCTTAAAGATTTGTTTTGCTCTGTTTACATAGTGTTTTAAACGCCTTGAAGCAACCTTGAAATCATAATTGTTATGAGGTAGGGAAACAAGTTCGTTAAAATGTGTATCAGATATTTGTAGAACGCCAACACTCTTGCCTTGTTTGACTTTTTTAAATTTAAAGTCTGAAAAATTCTTTTGTTGCAATAATGACTGAATATCAAATAATAATTTAGTAATTGCGTTTTCATATCTTGCTTGTTCCCTAAATGCTTTTCGTTCAATTCGATTGGTGTCTTGTGCAGATTGTTTCTGCTTTGCAAGTTTAATGTTTTCTCTTATGATTTCAATATCATCAAGTTTTGGATTTACGGTTTGCACTCCACAATCTTTACATCTGTATCGTTGCTTATATGATCCGTCATAGTTCTTTTGCCTTGACTTCTTTATCATATTTCTACTATGACAATTAGGACAAGATATTATAAAGCCGTCATCTGTGATTTTCATTTAGTTAACCTCTTAAATCCGTTACTTTCATTTACTAAATCTAATAAATCCTTAAATTCAAAGCAAACCAATACTTTTGAGTGGTTTTTTGAGAATATTAGTAGTGGTATTAAGTCCTCTGAATTTTGACACGCTTGTTCGTAGCATTGCCAAATATTAATTCGTTCTACTTTTTTGCACTCAACTGCATAAGGGAAAGTTTCTCGCCCTGCCTTAGATAATATAATATCCATACCACTTTCTCCCATAACTGCTGTTTTTATATCGTGTTCATTGATCCCCAGTTTTTCCATTATCATCTCTCTGACTTTATTCTGAAAGTTTCTACCCTTTGCTTTCGCACTACTTGGTTTCATCTAATTCTCCATTTTTTGCTTTTGTGATAGTTTCAGG